CAGCTTGAGGGTAATCCGGGCAAGAGGCAGTTAAACGCAAATGAGCCGAAACCTGCGGCTCGTGCACCGTCTTGTCCGAAATGGCTTGAAGATGATGCGAAAAAGGAATGGAGACGTCTTGCAAAACAGATGGAACAGCTCGGTATTCTAACAGAAGTTGATATGGCGGCTTTTGCGGGATATTGCCAAGCTTATGCACGTTGGAAAGAGGCAGAAGAATTTATATCAAGACACGGTGCTATTGTCAAAACTCCGAGCGGATATTGGCAGCAAGTGCCGCAGGTATCTATTGCTCAGCAGTATATGAAACAGATGAGCAAGTTCTGTGAACAGTTCGGTCTTACTCCTGCGTCAAGGTCAAGAATTGTAACAGACAGAGGCAATGACAGCAGTGATGACGCAATGGAACAGCTTCTTTCATTGGGCGGAGAGAAAAAGTAATGTATGACGAAAATAAAGCAAAACGTGCAGTTACATTTATAAATGCACTTAAACATACAAAAGGCAAATGGCGGGGTGTGCCTTTTGAATTGCTGCCGTGGCAGGATAAAATAATAAATGATGTGTTCGGTACGGTAAAGGAGAACGGATACAGACAATACAACACAGCATATGTTGAAATACCGAAGAAGATGGGTAAGTCAGAACTTGCAGCAGGAGTGGCGCTGTATCTTACATGCGGTGACGGTGAATGGGGTGCAGAAGTATACGGCTGTGCAAGTGACCGTCAGCAGGCAAGTATTGTGTTTGATGTGGCGGTGGATATGGTCGAACAATGTCCTGCTTTGAAAAAGAGAATTAAGCCTGTTATGTCAGTAAAAAGACTTGTGTATAAACCGACTAATTCATATTATCAAGTGCTGTCGAGCGAGGCTTTTACAAAACACGGTCTTAATGTTCACGGCGTAATATTTGATGAACTGCATTCACAGCCGAACCGTGAATTGTTTGATGTAATGACAAAAGGTTCAGGTGATGCACGAACACAGCCACTGTTCTTTCTTATAACTACTGCCGGAACAGACCGAAACAGCATATGTTTTGAACAGCACCAAAAGGCAGTTGACATTTTGGAAGGCAGAAAAATCGATCCGACATTTTATCCTGTTATATACGGAATAGAAGATACAGATGACTGGACA